AGTAAAAATTCAACTATACTGCGGGGTTTAGCATGGTAGATAAAAGAATTAGTGGTGCCACAAGTGGTGCCACAAATATGGCAAAAAAGTATCCAATTAGAAATGATGGGTTGACAGATAAACAACGTATATTTGTACAGATATACACAGAGAACGAAGGAAGATTAACACCAACAGAATGTGCAAGACAGGCTGGATACAAAGAGGACAGAGCAAATACAACTGCATCAGAATTATTGAATGGCAAACGCTTTCCAAAAGTAGTAGAAGCTGTTGTTGCAAGAAGGGCAGAGATAGAAAAGACACATGAAGTCAAACTTAATAAACATGTGCAAGAGTTGGCTAGGCTTCGTGAAAGAGCTCTTGGCGAGAAGTCTTATTCTGCTGCTGTTAATGCTGAGCGCTTGCGAGGGCAAGCTGCAGGATTGTACATCGATAGAAAAGAGATCAGAACTGGTAGTATTGACTCTATGTCTAGAGAAGAGGTTTTAAAAGCTTTAGGTGAGATTGGTTTAGGAGGTAAGTTTGAAAAGAACGGAGCAAGAACAAAATTATCGGTCGAAGAGAAATCCGATAGCGAAGGACTTAAAGACATCACGCCAGTATCGTCAGAGGATAATAAAGAACAAGAAGAAGTATGACCGTAAAGACGGAGACAAGTTTTTGGAAGACTTTAAAAGAGTATTTAAATCGTGGTGATTGTATTGTTTCACGTCTTGAAAGCTACGTTACGCCAGGATTCCCAGATTGTTTAGTTTATCACAGAGAGACAGGTTTCTTTACACTTGAATTAAAGGTCGTAAATAGTAGTACCAAAGTGGTACTATCTCCATTCCAAATTGCTTGGAATATGCGTCACGCTACAGCTGGATCACAATCATATATCTTGGTTAGCCTGGCTGCGAGAGGCGAGGTCAAATTGTTTCATGGGTGTAAAACCATGGAGCTCGGCGAAAAGACCGTGGACCAAGTGCCTGGGCTCTACGAAGGACCGCTCATGGATCTCGATTTTTGTCAAATCATTTCAAACTCCCAAACTCCCTAATATAAACTAAACTGTGGATAACCTGTGGATAAGTCGCGCAGCTCGCACCGGGCGCCCGGCGCCCAGATGCACGAATCCAAACTCCCAAACTCCTCAAAAACTCCCGAAAACTCCCAAAAAAGTTTCCAGCTTCCAGAGGCCGGGATCTCCTGCAGCTCCGGATGCGCAGCGGGCCCAGATGCAAACTCCGAAACTCCCGTAAAAAAGTTAAGGTTTCTGCCATTTTTGTTCCTGAGGCATGGCTCAGTCGCACCGGGCGCGCCCGCTGATACTTAACTCGACCTTCGGAATAAAATCCCAGTTTTCTGCGAAAAAAATTTTCACCTTCAGGTTGACAGGACAGGAAACAGGTGTATATATACCAGGCCGGGACATCTCAGAGATGCCTGAAGATATAGAAAGGACGGAAATGCTTGATTTTTTGCTTGGGATCTTAATTCCTTTGAAGCTCCTGCTGCTGGCGTGGTTTGCCTGGCAGCTGCTGGGTTGGCTGCTCTGACCTGCAGCTCCCCAATCAAACTCCGAAACTCCTCAATTGTATTATTAAACTAATAAGGTTCGTGGTTCTCGGAGCTCTGGACGCACCGGGCGCGCCGGGCATTCCAGTCTGCTGAAGCGTGGGGGTAAGTTTTATACATTAGCACTTGTCATCACATTGGATTCGTGATAGAACTGCAGATAGAAAGAGAAAGGATTGACTATGATTCGTTGGAACAAATGGACAAGAGATTATACATATACTTACTTGTGGTATGAGGGGACTTGGCGACTTATCCACAAGAAAAGTAATAGACCTATTGCGTCATGGTTTGGAAAGATGTATAGTAGGTTTAGTTAGATAGTCGAATCTTCCGATAGATTAACTAACTAAGATTGGTTGTTAAAACGGTTTACCTAGTGATATCCCAACCAATAGGCGATACAGTAATCCCGCAATGCTGAAGAACTGGAATTGTGAGTTGTGAACTCTCTTTGAGGCAAGATAAACGGAGTTATTCGGCTCTTGCCTCGAAACTCCAAACTCCCAAACTCCCCGAAACTCTTATGAATATAATAAACTCGTCTGGGTCACACGCCCGGGCGCCCAGCGGGACTTCCCGAGATGCCAACTCGTCTGTTTCCCGGGCATAAAAAAAGGGCGACCTATCGGAAGATTAGTCGCCCTTTTATAACCATGTAGGTTAGTAGGTATATGTTACATGGTTAAACCCATACGTTTTAAGACATATCCAACCTCGCTTTGTAGATGGTGTATTAAGTCTGCTCTATTGTCTTTGTCTTGAGCTACCCACTCAATAACTGCATTACATAGAACGCCACTTATTAACTTCCAATCCATGCTGTCTTTCATAGGCACTTTACTTATTAACTCTTCTACATTACCTAGACTAGCTTGGTCTTTGGAATACTCTAACACCTCTTTAAGAAGAGGTGTTACATCAACATTGTTGATGGTTTTTGTTGGCACGATTTCGTTAGGCATGGATTTCCCACTCTTTGATTTCGTGACCATTAACCTCGAACACAGTTTCAGGATTGATATTAGCCCAACGTCTATGTTCTTGGTCAATCCCATTACCAACACGATAAGCTAGAACATATTGTTGATGTTCCTTAACATTAGTTGGAATTGGATTGTTGGTTTGTCGCCAAGCATACTGACCAAGAATACCTCTCTTGATTACAGATACTTCGCCTTTATTATTAAACCATTTGCAAGAGAAGAATCCCATACCCACTCTTGTTTTAAATTCGGCTTTTGTCATATATACCTACTTTCTATTTCTTGATTATACATAACATAGCTACAAGTATATTATATAGCTAATTGCATTATGTTGTGGATAACCTGTGGATAAGTCGGCCGGGACATTAAGTCACGTGCGACAATATGTCGCAGGCGGCGCCCGGGAACTCTTGCGGCTCACTCCTACGGAGTTCGCCGCCCGGTAACTACGGCGACGGGCATACCCCCCTTTTGCAACTAACATCCATATAGTGCTGCGTTGCACTGTTTGAGAGTGACAATCCTGTACAAAAACGTTATAATTGGAGTCCCAAAAAAATTTTTACAAAATGGAAAACATTTCAGATTTAGAATCATTAGATACTAATACCCTCAAGTTACTCTTGAAAGATGCTATGGATAAAAAACGTGACATAGCACAGGGTGATTTTTTAAAATTTGTCAAAGAGGTTTGGCCTGATTTTATTGAAGGCAAGCACCACAAAATTTATGCAGAAAAATTAAATCGTATTGCAAATGGTGAGCTCAAGCGTTTGATTGTTAACATGCCTCCTAGACATACGAAATCGGAGTTTGCATCTAATTTGTTTCCGGCGTTTTACATGGGCCGTCATCCAAAGGCCAAGCTTATACAAACAACACACACTGGTGAACTAGCAATCCGTTTTGGACGTAAAGCCAAAAATATGATAGAGTCATCAGAATATGAAAAAGTATTTCCAGAAGTTACACTTGCGGCTGACTCCAAAGCTGCTGGACGTTGGGAGTCAAATCATGGCGGTGAGTATTTTGCTGCTGGTGTGGGGGGCGCTATTACTGGTCGCGGTGCCGATTTACTTATTATTGACGATCCTCATTCTGAGCAGGATGCACTCTCGCCAACCGTTTTAGATTCACACTACGAGTGGTATACTTCCGGTCCACGTCAGCGTTTACAACCTGGCGGCTCGATCGTTTTAGTCATGACACGTTGGTCAACAAAAGATCTTACTGGACGGCTGCTCGAGGCCCAGGGTAAAGATCCAGCTGCGGACCAATGGGAAGTAGTCGAGTTTCCAGCTATACTAAATGATAAACCCATGTGGGGAGGTTTTTGGACCATGGACGGATTACAAAGCGTCAAGGCCTCTATACCTCTAACCAAGTGGCAAGCACAATGGATGCAACAACCTACCTCCGAGGAAGGTGCAATCATAAAACGTGAGTGGTGGCGCGAGTGGGAAGGAGATACTATACCTGAACTAGAGTTTATTATACAGTCATACGATACAGCCTTTAGTAAAAAAGAGACGGCTGACTTTTCTGCTATTACAACGTGGGGTGTATTTCAACCCGAAGATGGCAGTGGTAAAGGCTTAATTTTGCTAGATGCAAAGAAAGACCGTTGGAACTTTCCTGAACTAAAAACAGTGGCTATGGAGGAATATAAGTACTGGGAACCAGAGATGGTATTGATCGAGGCCAAAGCGTCTGGGCTACCATTAACTCATGAGTTGCAAAAGATGGGAATACCTGTTATAAATTTTACACCTTCGAAAGGTAATGATAAACATTCGAGGGTAAACAGCGTGGCTCCTTTGTTTGAATCAGGAGCTATATGGGCGCCCAAAAAAAGTTTCGCCGAAGAAGTTATAGAGGAGTGTGCAGCATTCCCATTCGGTGACCATGATGATTACGTGGATTCTACCACGCAAGCTCTAATGAAATATAGACAAGGTTATCATATTACGCTAAAAGATGACTTTGAAGACGAAGGAATAGACAAAGCTAGGAGGAGGGCTTACTATTAATGGTCGAAAGAACAAGAATAATACCAAAAGAAAAACCGCCAAGGGATCCAGAACCTAGGACACGTTTTCAACGTGGCGTTGACATGATTACAAATTTTGCCAATGTTGGAAAAGACATATTAGGCCAAACTGGAACTAGCATGGCAGATTATTTTAATGCAGTTTCAAGTAATCGTGATAATAACAGAGCAGCTCTTCTCAAAGATGCAGGAAGATTTTTACCTAATCAAGCATATTTAACAGGAGAATTTTTAGGTGATGTAGCTCAGCTACCTTTTGAAGCATTAGGACAAAGATACATAGATCCAAATATTGGTTCTGGTTATGGTAAAGGTGATTTGTTTTTTGACTCAGACGATGAATTAAATAAGTTTAAATATGATCAGTTTATGGATGATTATGTTTTTGATACTGTTACAGACGTAGCAAACAATCCATCATTTCAAAGGTATTTAAGAGGACAAGGTTTAAATATTCCTGATCAAGGTTTTGATATATATTCTGATATATTTAATCTTGGTGATTTATTTAGAGACATAGAAAAAAATCCATACACACAAGATGAAGAAGCTTTTTTAGGTGAATTCAAACAAGCTGCAAATAATCCTGAAAGTCCTTTTTTTGTAAGTCAAAAATTTGATAAAGAAGGAAATTTAAGAATGGCTGAAGATGGAACAGGTCCATATGAACAAGAACTTTTAGACTCATTAAACTTTTTCTACGATACTAAAGAAGCTGAATTTATAGATCAGTATTTTCCTGACTACATGCAAAATCAATATCCTCAAATGGTTGAGGGTTTGGCTAGAGAGTTAAACATAAGTCCTCTCACTGCTCAAATGTTTATGGACAAAGGTGGAGAACCTTTAGGATTTTTTGAAAGAGATTTAGGTTTATTAAACGATATGTTTGCTTTTGAAGATCCTTTACTTGATTATGAAACACCTGAAGGACAAGCTTTATTTGGTGACGATTTTACAATGAATATGTTAGGAGGTTTAGGAACTTATGGTTTAGCTAGAAACCTCATGACAAAAGGAAATAGACTATTACCAAAACGTGCAGCTAATTTTATAGAAAATTTATATCCAGCAACTTTCTCAAAACGCATACCGCTAGGCGGAGGTGATGGCATAAAATTTACCTCATTACCTAGAGGTGTAGCTCAAACTGCTGGAGCCGTGCTATTCCCTGAATATTTTAATGACACTCCAAATTATTTAGAAAGACCTGATGGATTAGATTTAACACTGCAGTTACCAGCAACTGAATAATGGGAAGAATAAGAACACTTGGTCAGTTTGTCTCTAATTTAAGTAAAAGAGATAAAAAAGATTTAAAAACATTTGTAACAAACCGCACAAACCCTGATGCATTTAAAAATTATTTTTCTAGCAGAGTTGAACCTGGAACAAATGTCGCTAACATAAGATTTACTAATCCAGAAAAAAATTTCATAGCTAATCTTATAGGCGTTCCTGTTGAAGATATCGGTCGAAGGGGTAATCCCGTAGGCACCAGAGTTGCTTTAACTGATGAAAGAAAAGCATTAGCAGGTACAGGAGGAACAGCCACTACAGCAAAACAAGCTTTAAATCCAAGTCTCATAACTTATGAAAGACAACTAGCACTTGCAGCAAAACAATTTGGTTACTCTATTCGTGATGTAAAAGCTAATCCTACAAAGTATCCTGAAGTATACGGCTCAGTACAAGCAATGCGTGGATCAAATATTATGAATCCAAATAAAAAATTTACATATCCTCAAGCTTTAGAGCAATCAGGATTCACTGCAGGAGATTTTTCTGGAATTATAGGAGCGCGAGGAAATTTAGCAAGAGAGATGATGAATCGAAACACATTTAGCATATTAGATGATTTAGGAATTCTTGCACCTAACATTAGATCAAGTAGCATAGGACATACAATACCACTACAAGCTTTAAGAAACTATTTGATGGCGGAATCTTTTAGTCCTTTTAGATTTAAACGAGGTATAGATAAAGAAGGTGTTAAAAGTTTAATAACTAATCCAAATTTAATGGTTGCAGAACCAACTTTTATGAACACAGCTAAAAGAGGAATAGAATCTTTTTTATATAATCCAAGCAATAGATTAAGAAATTTACGAGGTGTAGGAGATATTT